AAGAAGATTCTTTGAATCTTTTGGATATGTCCTCTCCCCTCATTAGATTGTCATACCTACCTTATAAAAACAAAAGTTTGTAATATTAATGTTACGATTCAAAGAATATCTCGTTGAGGCCGCACAGGGAGGGAAGAACCTCCATTTAGAACATCTTGAAGATGAGGTGTTGAATGGCGGTGTGGCCGGAACAAGAGGTGCAATCAATTTTTTACAATCCTTACGAGATATGTTAGCAGGGAATGCTAGTTCGGGTGTTGATATAACTGTTAAGTGGGATGGTGCGCCTGCTGTTTTTGCAGGAACCAATCCAGAGAATGGAAAGTTCTTTGTAGGAACCAAAGGAATTTTCAGAATGGGAGGAGCAAAGAAGGTAAATTATACACACGATGATATTGATAAGAATCATTCTGGTGGTCTTGCTGACAAACTCCATGTTTCGTTGGATGAACTTTCAAAGGTAGGTATTAAAGGAGTATGACAAGGTGATATAATGTACACAAAAGACGATCTACAAACGAAAACAATCAATAATGAAACGTATATTATATTCCAACCAAACACAATCGTTTATGCAGTTCCACAAAATTCACAACTCGCCTCAAAAATCAAATCATCTAAAATGGGAATCATCTGGCACACTACTTATAGTGGTGACACGATGGAAGGCATGAAAGCATCTTTCGGAGTTTCGGGTAGCGCATACAAAGAAACAAAATCAGTTTGGCAAGCAGATGCATCGTTCACGGATACTTCTGGTTCTTCTACCATGACAAAAAAAGAAACAGAAGAGGTAACGAAAATTCTTAGTCAGGCAGGAACGAAGTTTCATGAATTGAAAAAAGAAGTTCTAAACACGATTGCAAAAGAAGAACGGATTGGAATTTTGATAAAGACATATATTAACAAAATGATAAGACAAGGACAGAGAATTACAAATCCAAGAAAACATGCAGCCGGAACGATTGCAAGTGCTTATGATAGATTGAAGCATGATGTAGATAGAGTGAAGACAGACAAAATGAAGAAAGTAAAACAGGAAGAAATGGATCGTCATGTGAAATTTTTGAGAAGTAATTCATCACAGTTAGTTAAAATATTTGAAATGCAAAATCTACTCATCGATGCAAAAATGTTGATTGTTCGTAAATTGGAAAAGATTAAAGGAATGACAAAAACCTTCATAAAAACTGATTCTGGATATGAAGTCACTACACCAGAGGGATTTGTTGCAATTGATACCATGAAGGGCAATGCAGTCAAATTAGTTGACAGACTTACTTTTTCACTTAATAATTTTACCGTTGCAAAGAGTTGGGACAAATAATGGCAAAAGATTTGAAAACTGCTGTATTTTGTTTTGGAAGGTTCAATCCTCCAACAATCGGCCATGGAAAGTTGTTGGATGCACTCATTTCTGTTGCCAAAAGAAAAGGGGGTAGAAATAGTGATACTTTTATTCTTATAAGTCATTCGGTAGATCCAGAAAAAAATCCACTGACAAAAGATCAAAAAGTATATTATTTGAAAAAAATGTTTCCCAAACAAATGAAATATTATGATGTGGAATTGAACAAGAAGAAATTATTTCTTCGTCTTATTGCGATTATTTTGAACAAGTATTATGACAGATTGATTATGGTTGTTGGGAGTGATAGGGTTAGAGAGTTTCAAACAGAATTGGATAAGTTCAATGGAGCAACTGGTGATGATGCGCCTCTCAAGGGAGCATCCTATAATTATAAAGAAATTGAAGTAGTTAGCGCAGGAGAACGTGATCCAGATGCAGAGGGAATTGCAGGAATGTCTGCATCGAAAATGAGAGCCGCAGCAACAGATGGTGATTTGAAATCTTTTAAGTCGGGAGTTCCAAGAGGATTTGGTGCCAAGAATACAATGAATATGATGAATGATGTTCGTAAAGGAATGGGGTTGGAAACAATCCAACCAAAGGAATCTCTATTGACATTCAAACAATATATCTTAAAAGAAGTTAAATTCCAAACAGTTACAGTAAAAGATAAAAGTGGAAAATCTCATACTCAAGGAGCTGTGAGAATTAGACCAGGCGATACTCATGTTGCAATAATGCACTATGATACTATACCAGCATCACGGCCAGGGCAATTTTCTGGCACAAAAGAAGTCCCTGCACATACTACACTTCATTTTAGTTCTATTGATAAGTTAGATAAAGTAATAGCTCATGCAAAGAGAAAATTTGGTCTAAAAAAAGTAGAAATTCAAAAAATAGATAAAAAGTACTTATGAGATCATTCAAAGAATATCTAACGGAAGCAGATAGTGAAGAAATTCGTGATGCGAAGAAAGTTTTTACCGCATTACAAGGAATGTATCCAAAGATTCCAAAATTTCCATTGATGTTTAAGAATTTACAAACAAGTAAAAATTTGGATAAACGTGGAGGTGGATATTTACAAACATCAAAATTGAAAGGTGGTAAATTCATTTTCGTTGATAAAATGATTATAGATAATTCGGGATTAGGTTCATTTGAACCTGATTATGCAGTAGTTCATGAGTTCGCTCATGCTATCTTAGCAGTTACCAAAGGGAATTTGGGACACAATAAAAAACACGCTGATTTAACATATAAACTTGCACAAAAATTTGGGTTAGCATGAAAACATTTAAAGAATTTTGCGAGGGGAAAACCCAACTGTACGGACTTTCAATTAAGGAGTTGTTAGATACAGTTTTGAATTTCAAGGGGAAAACTCTCATTTATTTTGATACTGAAACAATGGGTCTTGCACCCAAAAAAGATTATTTACAACTTACTGAAATTGCGGCAATTGCGTATGATGGATCGACATTCAAAGAAGTTGATAAGATAGATTATAAAGTTAGTCTGTTACAAGCCACAAGGAATGTTCTGAAACCAGGCACACCAGAACGAGAAAATTGGGATTCACATGTAAAACCAAATGATAAATTAAAGACACCACAAGAGGTGTTAAAGATGACTCGTTATGGAAATAAAACAGCCAGATTCATAAAAGAAGTTCATGCAATAAATGTGTTTTTTAAATTTTTAAACAAGTTTAATAATCCTGTCTTGATTGCACACAATGCACCATTTGATTTAAAGTATCTAGGTATTCGTGCAAAGATGTATGGTATCAAGATGAAAACATACAAATCATTGGATACACTTGAATTGAACAAAATGTATTTCATTCCGTTACTCAAATCAGTGGAAGGTAGTGGAGAATTGGATGTGATTTTGAAATCATTATCTACCTATACGACAACAGGGAAACGAAAAGTTTCATCCACTTTAGGAAACTTGAGTTCTGCAATGAAAATAGACGTTAAGGGTTGGCATAATGCTCTTGCAGATGTAGAGATGTTAATGGGAGTTCTTGCCAAGATGGTTAAAACGTTTAAAAAATATCAAGATGTAGATATAAGTGACTTACATCGTAAGGAAGTCTTGAGGGTTGCTAAGAGTCAACATAAGAGAAAACATACTCCAAAGAAAAAGAAGAAATAAAACATCATACAAGGATTGGACAAAATGATAAAACAAAAAGAAAAAGTTGAACTTGATGAAGCATATGGACTTGTAAAGATTGGAAAAAGAGTAAATCCACGAATCCCCCAACATTCTCCCGGCCAACTTGTTCATGTCGGTAGTAAAAAAGAAGTAGAAAAAATGTTGAAAAAACTGAAAAAACTTGGTGGTGATGGTTACATCATGCAAGGTGTTACTATGAAGGTTGGAGATAAAGTCAAAGGAATGGGAGAAGAAGTTGAAGAAGCAAGATCAAAAGAAGATGAACGAGAATTAGCAAAAGCGATGGCGGCATTCAAAAAGAAGGGTGGAAAAGTTAAAAAATTACCAACCGGAAAATCATTTAAAAGTATGTTTAGTAAAGGATACAAACCAAAAAAATTACCACGCCAAGCAGAAGAGGTTGAAATAGAAGAGGCAAAATTAGGAACATTCAAAATCAATACAGGCGATGTTGTTTCTGCTAAGATGGGAAAAGGTTATAGTTTTAAGGGTGAAAAAAAGTTGCAACCATATACATTTACTAATCGAACCCAAGCACAAAAACATGCTGAAAAGGTGGGTGGAACAGTAATCAATCCCGGCAGAGTATTTTATGTGAAGATGAAAGAAGAAGTTGAGATTGAAGAACTATACAAAGATTACCCAGGCAAAGGTTGGGTATTAGGTACTAAAGATGAACCACCTAAACCTAAACCTAAAGATATCGTATGGAGATCTAAAGTTCATCATTGGGATAATGATGTAAGAAGTAATAATACGAGACTTATAATAGTTGATACTAAGAAATCAGGCAAAGACAGATTTCAGATGTGGGCAGTAAGTGATAAAAGCGGTAAAGTAGTTTTTCATTTTGGTGCGAAGCCTACTCTTGATGATGCAAAGGCCTTTGTAGGACTACGAAAATGGATACAGAAGGAAGAAGTTGAGATTGATGAAAAATGGATAGAAGTATTTGGAGATGAAACTTATCAAGATTCTGCATGGTTTGATCCAGCAGATGTTAGAACTAAACTCCTACAGGCTCGTGCAAAAGTAAAACCACATGACGAAGATGAAGAAGAACTTGCACATAGACTTCACCAACAAAGAACTAATGAATCTAAAAAAACATATAACGAATTTGTAAAGGAGCAAACAGGAAGTACGGCGGTATTCACATTTGGTCGGTTCAATCCCCCAACTATCGGCCATGAAAAACTTTTAAAAGTTGTTGAGAATACCGCCAGTTCGGAAAAAGGTGATTATTTTATATTCATGAATCATTCTCAAGATGTAAAGGAAAATCCACTTACTTATAATCAGAAAATGGCATTTATGAAAATGATATTTCCAGAACATCGAATGGCATTTACGAAGTCTAAAGCAGAACATGCACTTGAACTCATGACTCAGATATATGAAATGCATGGGTATTCTAAAGTGGTAATGGTAGTTGGAAATGATCGTGTGGAAGAATTTGATCAAATTTTGAACAAAAATAGTGGAGAAAAGGGCAAACATGGTTTTTATAGGTTTGAAGACATAAATGTTATTTCTGCTGGTGAAGGAGATCCAGATGCAGATGGTGCAGAAGGAATGTCTGCATTTAAGATGAGGGCTGCAGTTGCAGAGGGAAAATATGATGTGTTTAAAATGGGTGTTCCTACTGGTGTGTCTGAAAAAGATTGCCAAAATCTTTATGATGCAGTTGCAAAGGGAATGAAGATTCAACTCAAAGAAGTGTGGGGAATTGATGAAGATGAACTGGATGAAAAAGGTCTTTCTCCTTCGCAACGTAGGAAGATGGGATTGAGGATGAGAATTCTAGCTAAAAAACCAGCATTTATTATGAAACGAAAACGAGCAATGAAACGAGCAGCAACGAAACAAAAACTCATACAACGTGCTCGTAAATCTGCAATTAAAAAAGTTATTAAAAAATTCTATCCAAAACTTAGGACAATGAAAACTTCTGATTTGTCTTATGCAGAACGTGGAAAGATTTCTGATATTGTTAGGAAAAAATCTAAACTGATTGCTCGTTTAGCAAAGAGAATGGTCAAAGACAAACGAAAACAAGATATTGAACGTAGAAAAAATATGAATAAATCAAAGGATGAAAAATAAAGTGGCTGAATATAAAAATGAAGAACCCTGTGAATTTATTTACAGTATAACAGCGATAGAAAAAGTTGTCGATGGAGACACACTTGATGCAGTTTTTGATTTAGGTTTCGATGTACGGATATGCAATAGAATTCGTCTACTTGGAATTGACACCCCCGAATCAAGAACGAGGGATATGGAAGAAAAATTTTATGGAAAACTTGCCACGGTGGCCCTCAAATCGTGGGTGCATTGGGCAGTTATGTCGGACAGAGATGATATCGAAATACAATGTCGATGTCCAGAATCAGATAGTAGAGGTAAGTTTGGCAGAGTACTAGGAGAAATTTGGATAAACTGCACAGCGGACGGTCATGAATTTAACGGATGGACTAACATAAACAAATGGATGTGTGAAAATGGTTATGCGGTTGGATATCATGGTCAAAACAAAGATGATGTTCAGAATGAACACATGAAAAATCGAAAATACCTTGCAGAACAAGGTGTTAAATATGAGGAGTATAGTTAATATGGCATATTCAAGAAAGGTAATAGACCACTATGAAAAGCCACGTAATATTGGTAGTTTGGATAGTAGGAGTAATTCTGTTGGCACTGGGCTTGTGGGTGCTCCAGAATGTGGTGATGTAATGAAACTACAAATTCAGGTAGATGACGAAAATAGAATCGTTGACGCCAAATTTAAAACATTTGGGTGTGGAAGTGCTATAGCTGCAAGTTCTCTTGCA